AACGATAGTTTTGTCAAGCAATATCTAACTGCACTGATCAAGAGACAGTGGGGTCAGAACCTAATCAAGTTCAACAACGTACAGCTGCCTGGTGGTGTATCACTCAATGGTAGACAGTTGTTTGAAGATGCACAAAAAGAAATTGATGCTCTCATGGAGAAGAGTTCTTCTTACTATGAACTTCCCCCAATGGATATGATCGGATGAAAAGTATTTACTTTCCTCAACACGGTGGTGTTAGTACAGAGCAATCACTTATCCAAAGTTTAGTGGATGAGCAGATTAGATTGTTCGGTAGTGATGTCTACTATCTTCCTCGGAAGATGATTAAAGATGTAGCATTGAATGACATTTTGTATTCCGAGTTTAATACTCAATACATGATTGAAATGCTACTGATTAATGTTGAGGGATTTGGATCGCCGTCTGAATTCATTAGTAAGTTTGGTCTACGTATCACCGATGAGATCACGATGGTGGTATCGCAGAACAGATGGAGTCAGGTATTCCAAGAGTTTGCTGATGTTACAACTGTAGATGGCAGACCTAATGAGGGAGACCTTATCTATCTACCACTTACTAATGATCTATATGAGATCAAGTTTGTAGAAAGAGAAGCACCGTTCTACCAGCTAGGTAAGAACTATATCTACACGATGACTGCAGAAATCTACGAGCTTGGTAATGATGAGTTCGAGACAGGCATCGAAGAGATTGATGTCATCGAAGAGATCTTTGCTCCTTCAATTACTCTTGCTATGGATACTGATGCAACAACTCATTATTCATTGGGTGAGATTGTAACTGGCGGAACCACAGGAACTACAGCAGAAGTATCGTTCTGGGATAGAGATACTCACGAACTTAAACTTATTAACAGGAATGGCAATTTCACACCAGGAGAATCTATCACTGGTGGTACTAGTGGAACAGTACAGAACAGTGTCACTGTAGATAATCTATCACTAGAAAACGTCCAGTACGCCGACAATAAATACATTGAGACTACAGGTAATGATTTACTTGATTTTACTGAAGTGAATCCATTCGGAGAGTATGGCAACGTTACTGGTGAATTTTGATGTTAGGACCACATTTTTATAACGAAGCGATTAGAAAAACAGTAATCGGTTTCGGTACACTATTCAATAATATTGAAATTAGAAAGAAAGATCCTTCTACTGGGGAAATATTAGAAGCAGAAAAAGTCCCGCTTGCTTATGGACCCAAGCAAAAATTTCTAACACGTATAGAGCAAAATCCAGACGTTACTAATAAAGTAGCAATTACTGTACCTCGTCTGTATTTTGATATGACTAATATTACATACGACACTACTAGAAAAATTGCTCCTACTCAACGTCTCAAGAAGACTATTGATTCTGATGGAGAATCTCTTTCTGTACAATATGTACCAGTGCCTTATAACATAGAGTTTGAGCTAGGTATCATTGCCAAGTCTCAAGATGATGGTCTGCAAATTCTTGAACAGATATTACCATACTTCCAACCTAACTTCAATATTACATTGAATATGATCCCTGAAATGGGAGAAAAGAAAGACGTTGCTATCAACTTAAATGGTATCAACTATGAAGATGAATGGGATGGTGATTTTTTAGATAGAAGAAGTATTGTATGGACTCTTAACTTTACTGCCAGATCTTATATCTACGGTCCATTCACCAAAGCAGGTGTTATCAAGAAAGCAATTGTATACGAATCAATTGGAGACAAGAACGATTCGCCAGACAACAGAAATACAAAACTTTCATACACACCTAAAGCATTGGAGGATAAAAATGCTGACGGTGTAATCAATGCTGCTGACGACGCACTTGTTATCAGTACAGATGACTTTGGATTTAATGAGGGGATTGAATTGTTATGAAGGAATTTGAAAAGAACATGGAAGACATCTTTGATATCGAAGTCGAAAAAGAAGAGACTGCAATTGAACAGTCACAACCATCCAAACCAGTTCCCAAAAAAGAAGAGCAAGATCATCAGGATAAAGATTACGACTATACCAGAGCACAACTATACAACCTCATAGACAAGGGTCAGGAGGCGCTCAACGGGGCGTTAGAGGTCGCACAGGAGTCAGGGCACCCAAGAGCGTATGAAGTCGCTGTGAACGCCATGAAGCAGGTAGCAGACACCACTGATAAACTGATTGATTTGCAGAAGAAGATGAAGGATCTCGATGCTCCTACGAAAAACTCTGTGAATACAAAGACCACAAACAACTTATTTGTTGGTAGTACAGCAGATCTACAAAAGATGCTGAAGCAAATAAATAAACAAGAAGATTCGGATTGATAAATATGAAGTCCTTCAAACAACTACGTATTGACATCACCGAAGCAGCAGAAAAACGTTACTGCCCTGGATGTGAAAAGTGGGAGACTAGAGCAGTCTGCCGATTCGGAGTTGAATACTGGGACAAGTACGCCGTCAAAAACTTTGAAGAATCAGTGCTCGAAGGAGCAGCCTGGACCAAAAAGTCAGGAAAGAAAAAGTCAGGAGGACTCAATGAAAAAGGACGAAAGTCTTATGAAAAGGAAAATCCAGGATCTGACCTTAAAGCACCGTCAAAGAAGGTTGGAAATCCCAGACGGGCATCCTTCTGCGCTAGAATGAAAGGCATGAGGAAGAGGCAGAAGAAATCAAACAATACAGGTGATGATCGCCTATCAAAATCATTACGTGCTTGGAATTGCTGACATAACTTGTGAAAAGAATGTTAAAATACTGAAATACCCCTTATTAGATCTATAATTAGTTATGAGTTTTAAGAATGAAATGCGTCTAAACGACACTGATGTATACCGCCTAATCAAAGCGTGTCAAGTCTATCAAGACAAGACAGGCTCGGAATACATGTGGGATGAATACCACGAGTTGATTGAAAAACTTAAAACATATCAAGAACAACATTCGACAAGCAAATGAAAATTTTATGTGCGTTTCTAATTACGCTATTTTTTGCTGCTCCAGTATGGGCAGTTGATGTCTCAATGGGTGCTGGTGGTAACCTAGTATTTGAACCTAATGAGATTACAATCTCTGCAGGGGACACAGTTCACTTTATTAACGAAGCACTACCCCCTCACAATATTATTGTAGAAGGTCGTGCAGATCTCTCTAGAGAAGCACTATTGTTTGCTCCTGGAGAATCACAAGACGTTGTATTTGCTGACGCAGGAGATTATAATTTCTTCTGTGGTCCTCATCAGGGTGCAGGTATGACTGGCGTAGTTCATGTGGAATAAAGATTACATAACCAAAAAACAAGCACAGGAGATGATTGACGATGCAATACGAAAACATAATCGTAATGCTGGAATTATCTCTATGTGTGTTGGTTGGGTTGTCCTTGCACTTTTTGCTGAAGGTCTCCTTCGACTTGTTGGAGTAATACCACCACTATTACCTTGGTTAAAAATTAGTTTATAGGAAAATTATGAAAGTTGGAATGATTGGTTTGGGTCGTATGGGCGAGGGTATGTCTCGCCGTATGATCAAAGAAGGAATTGAAGTCTGGGGTTATAGAAATAACTACGAGAAGGCTTGTGAACAATATGAAGCAGGTTATATTAGTGGATGTGCCACTTCACTAGAGTACCTTGTTCAATCAGTTAAAACTGATTCTGTTGCTGGTGAAGTTCCTGGTATCTTTCAACTTGTCATCCCCGCAGAACTAGTAGAGGAAACTATTAATGAGCTATTACCACTACTTGGCGACGGAGATATTATTATTGATCATGGCAATAGCAATTTTAAGGACAGTCGGAGGAGGGCGGAACGTCTTTCAAAACTGGGTATCCAGTATATTGATTGCGGTACTTCTGGTGGAGTTTATGGTTTGGACCGTGGATTCTGTCTTATGGTTGGTGGTTCAGATACTGCAATATCCATCTGCTCTCCTATCTTCAGGGCACTTGCACCTGGTATTGCCGCAGCAACCCGTACAGACCCATATAGTCATGCAACCAGTGCTGAATATGGTTGGCTACATTGTGGACCATCAGGCGCAGGTCACTTTGTAAAAATGGTTCACAACGGAGTCGAATA